TTCGACGCCACATCGACCGCGACCTACCCGTCATCGTCCACGGCTACTTCACGGCATCGGGTCACATCGTATGTGTCACGGGTTACGACGATGAACATGTCCGCATACACGACCCCTACGGCGAGTGGTTTGTTGACGGTTACCAGACGAGTGAAACAGGCAGCGTCTACTGGATGCGCAACGAGACGTTCGACAGGCTCTGCAACGATGGTGGCATCTGGACACACTTCTTTGCACGCGGAGGACAGCATGACGACAGCAGATGAACGTACAACGACACCCGACGAAACGTATGAAACGGCAACAGAAGCAGCAGCAACAGCACATGACGGCGATGGCGATGGCAGCTTCGATGATGATGGGACTGGCATTGGTACCCGTACCGACATCAACGCCTTCGCCGAAGCAGCAGCCCAAGCCCTGACGTCACCCGTATCCTTCCTTGAACGTCTACGTCAGCAGCAGCTTGAAACGGCACGTGAAATTAATGCCCATTTTCGACGCCTTGCCCGGCAGCAGGAGCGAGCGGCAAAAGCAGAAGCGTCAGCAGCAGCGACATCCAGACGACGTCAGCGCGACACATCCCAACCTGCTGATGATGGTGTTGTTGGCAAGCGGCTCGTCCACAAGAACAGCAAGCGGGGGTGATGTGGGTGGTGTTACAACCAGGAACAAGACTCGTAGGTAAGCCACAACCCAAACCCTTTCGTATGCGTTACCTCAGCGCATCACGGGGCACCGACGGTCGTACGAAGAAGCTGATAGGAGGACGTTTCCGTGGCAGCAAAAAGACGAAAGCCCTCTAGTTACATCGACCCCAACGCCATTCGCATGATGGAGGAACAGCAACGTCTAGCCGACGAAGCCCGTGCACGCGAACAGGCGTTTATCGAACAACAAACAAAGCAGCAGCAGGATGCCTACAACAACATGTTGTCGGTGTATCAGCAACAAATTGCTGCCTTACAGAACGCACGAGCGGAGCAGCAGCGATACATCGACGAGCTGATGAAGCAACAGGAGGAACAGAACAAAGCCGTCGAAGAGCAGCGAGCACGTGAAGAACAACTGGCACGGATGCAGGAAGCCGAACGTATCCAACAAGCCACACGAGCTTACTCGATATTCGACGAACGCCGTAAACTGGCAAACCAGCGACGAGCAACCATATTTGGGAATGTGTTACCACCTGGATACACGCTGTACCGCGGCATATTGGGATGAAACGTGACGTTCATCTGTTCCACCTCGTGATGCTAACGACGCTTGTAGGCAGCCTGGCGCTTGCCATTATCGACAAAGACCAACGACCACTTTTCATGAAAATGTCAGCCATTTCGACAGGAGCGTATTGGTCGATATACACCCATGAAGACGTTACTGAAAAACGCCAGCCTTAAAGCCATCGTCGTCATCATGTCGATGTGTGGCTCCCTGACGCTGGCAATTATTGACCCCAACCAACGCAATGCATTTATGACCATCTGTATAACGGCGATAGGTGGCTTCTTTGGCGCAGAAGTGCCATCCATCGTGCGACGACGTAACAACAACAGCAACCGGGATGATGACAGCAACGTTTGATGAAAAACGACGTATTCAGATGCACCGACAGAAGGTTGCAGCCCTGAGCGACTTCTGGACGTTTCTCGACCTCATCTCGTTCAAGGGCGGTACGTCTTCGTTCGGTGCCATTCACAAAGAACTTGCGGCGTGGATATCCGATAACGAGAAGCGTCCACGCCGACTCGTGCTGATGCCTCGCGGACACCTCAAAAGCACCCTCTGCTCCGTGGGGTACGTTCTTTGGCGCATCTACCAGAACCCCAACATCCGCATCCTCGTCGGTACCGCAACGAAGCCCCTCGCCACCTCCTTCGTTCGTGAAATTAAGCAATACCTCGAAGACCCCGACCTCCAAGCCACCGTCTGGAACGACCATCCCCGCTTCGGACGCCTCATCCCCAAGCTGGAAGGTGGTGGTGGTGGTGTCCCCCGCAAAAGCTTCCGCAAGCGCAACGTGGGTGATGACGAAAACTTTGAAGAAGAATACACCGAAGCCGAAGACAAAAAGGTCATCTGGAAAGCCGATGCCGTACAGGTGTTACGCACGCGCATCATGAAGGAGCCAACCGTCGTAGCCTCATCCGTTGGCAGCCCGATGACGGGGTTCCACTACGACCTTGCCATCTTTGACGACATCGTTACGTTCGACAACAGCGACACGCCCGAAAAAGCCGACCGCATCATCGAATGGGTAGGCGACATCGAAAGCGTCGTTGACCCGTACAACCCCCAAACTGGGCTAGGCGGCGAGTTCATCATCCTTGGTACCCGTTACTACTATCGCGACCTGTATGGCATCTACACGGGCGAAGACCTGACGGACGAGGAACGTGAGGAACAGCGTGAGGAGGCACTGCTTTACGGCGATGGCGACGACGAACACCTCTACGAGTATGACGTGTTCAAGCGCAACATCTATGCCAACGGCGTTAACGATGCCGACGGCTACCTCTGGGGCGAACGGTTCACGCCACGTGTCGTCGAGCAGATAAAGCGGCGACTGATGAAGCTGCCAAACGGCTTACGTCGTTTTGCCTCGCAGTACCTTAACAGCGTCATGACAGACGAGGAAGCCGTACTGAACCCCAACGCCATCCAGTGGATAAACAGTTCAGCCCTTCGTCGAACCGATACAGGCGTCGTCGAGATAAACGTATCGAACAGCGTCACCCCCGTCCGCATCAAACCCGTCCTCGTCGTAGACCCCGCCATCTCACAACGCAAGCAAGCCGACAACACCGTCATTGCCGTGGGAGGTGTCGACGCAGACCAAAACCTCTATTTGCTCGACATCAAGGTGGGACACTTTACGCCAAACGAAACCGTTGACCGCATGTACGACCTCCTCGACAAGTGGCACCTAAACACGGCAACCATTGATAACGAGAAGCTGGGTCAGGCGTTGATGCACACGATACGCTCGTCGTTCCAGCGTAAACGGGTCATTGCCCTACGCGAGTACAAAGCCGAAGGGGACAAAAAGACACGCATTACGACGTGCCTCGAACCGCTGTTCACCAACGGCAAGATATTCATGATGAGTTGGATGTCCACGCTGTCCGTTTTGATGGAGGAGATATCGTTCTTTCCTCGTGCCGGTGCACACGACGACTGCCTCGATGCGATGGAGATGGTGTTCCGCGTAGCCGTTCCGACCCGCCGCCCATCAAACAACGTGCGACGGAAGCGTATTGGACGGCATTATTCGTTTAACAGACGCTATGGCGGTGTACGATGAAGCAGCAGCAGCAACAGCAGCAGCAGAACAACCGAAACTTTGTATTTACGTCACTACGACCCGACAAACGTACCGACAGCGGCAACGTTGACCTCAAAGCCGTCGGTGCCTTCGTTCGCAGCGAGTTCAACCGATACGCCAACGCACGACGGGAAAAGGAGGCAATTTGGTTGGAGTGTTGGTCGGTCTACAACGGCTCACCCAAAGCAATGGAGTATGCACGCCGTTTGGCATCGCGCTCCGTCGGAGATGCCGCAACAGCTTGGCGACACAAGATAAGCACGGCTAAAGCCTTCGAAAACGTCGAAACGATAAACAGTTATCTCCAGTCCGCATTCTTCCCCAACCGCGACTGGTTCGACCTTGTACCGATGTATGCAGGCTCCGCTGACGTTGCCGATGCCGTCAAAAAGTTTCTCAAATACAAGCTCAAACAAGCCAACTTCCGTACCCACTGGAACATGTTTACGCGGCAGTTGCTTATCACGGGCACCTCCGTTTTAGCCCTCCCCTGGCGCAAGGAGGTTGTCCCCTATACGACCCGCGTCAAGGTGGAGGAACCATCAGATGGTACCGGATACATCGACCTCGGTAAACGCGTCACGTTCAAAGAACAAACGGTACAAAAGACGATATACAACGGCACCGAGTTCGAGACGTTGAGCGTGTTCGACTGTTACTTCGACCCCGACGAGGTGACGGACATCAACCGAGCCAACATGATACGCACGATAACGAAGAACAAGGGCGAGGTCATGCGGCTTATCGATGCCGGCTTTTACCCACACCTCAAACCCGAAGACGTTATTCGCTATCGCGGCACATCTCCCACAGGCACGTCCGACGACGCCAAGCGCACCCTGGCATCATTTCACGGCATGACGTGGCAGCCCAGCGAGTTGGTTGAGCTGACCGAGTTTTGGGGAAACGTGATGACGCCAGATGGATACTACGAAGATGTGGTTGTAACGACGCTGGGTGACCGCGTAGCCCGCTTCGAGAACAACCCCTACTGGTGCGGCAAGCCCTTTGTCGTTGGAACGTACATCCCCATCTGCCATCAGACGTATGGTATTGGCGCCATCGAACCCGTCCTTGGTTTGCTGCACGAACTGAGCATCGTCACGAACCAACGCCTCGACAACCTCGAACTGGCAGTCGATACGATGTGGACGCTTATCGACGACGGCACCATCAACCCGGAGGACGTGTACACGGCACCGGGTAAGGTTATCGAAGTCGCCGACCACGGAAGCCTGAAGCCCCTACAACACAACCAACAGTTTGTCGTGTCCTACCAGGAAGCCGGACTGCTGGAGCAAGCCATCGACAAGGCAACGGGTACGGGCACGTTTATTGGTGTTGGACAGGGGCGAGGAGGCGAACGCGTCACGGCAAAAGAGGTCGAAGCCACACGTGATGCAGGCGGTAACCGGCTAGGAGGTATACACAGCCACATCGAAAGCACGGCGTTAACGCTGACGTTGAAAAAGGTGTACCGCATGTGTCAGCAGTTTGTCGTCGAAGACGAGGTTATCCGCATCCCAGGCTACGAGCCGGGTACGTTCCTCTACGTCAAGGTGGGTGCCGAAGAGCTAGTACACGACTTCGACGTGGAACCCGTAGGTGCTGGTCATATTGCCGACAAGGAGTACGAGCTGCAGCGACGCCTCGACTTTATTGGACTGGCATCGCAAAACCCCGAAATGTCTCAGATGCTGAACTGGCAGGAACTGATGAAAGACCTCGCCAAACGCTTCGGCTTTGACGACATCGACCGCTTCATCAAACAGCAACAGCAGCCGCCGACCACCCAACCCCTGCCGCCCACGCCACAAACCCCAACCACATCCGATGTGGGTGTCACACAAGGTGCTGGTGCTGGTGGTTTGTCATTGAACGACCTCACCGCCATGAATGACGCCGCAGGACGGATGGGTGGTGTCCCTGCACAGCAAGCTCTTCGAGCACAGCTAATGATGGATGGAGGCGAAACTGCTTTAGCCGACACGTTTGAAACGCTTGGTATTGGTAACACACAGCAACAGCAACAACCATGAACGAACAAACATTCCCACTTGAACAGTACGGCATTACACCTGAAGCTGCCCAGGCATTTATCGACTATCTGTTGTCGTATGAACCCATTCGTTCACGCTTCGAGTTTATCGATGAACGTCGACGCTATCACGCATTGAAGCCGCTACGTGACGAGTGGGGGGACGACTTCGAGTCCAACTTTGAAAAGGTACGCGAACGCTTTGCGTCGTTACCACCCAACCTCCAAGGTTTGTATGACAACGTGGACGGCGCCCGGCTTCTGTACCAGCAAATTAAGAAAGAACAGGAGGCAGCCGCCGAAGCACAACAGCAGCAACAACAGCAAGCGTCACCGCCACCAACGTTTGACCGTGGACGTACAAGCAACGACATATCTGCTGGCGTCGCTTCGGCGTACAAGTACAAACAGTCCGATATCCTGCGAATGCCACGTGACGAATATCAAAGACAGGCACGTGAAATTCAAGCAGCCTATGCCGAAGGTCTCGTTGACCTAAGCGCATAAGCGCATAACGCACACATACACACATACATGGAGGAAACGTAACAGATGGCTTTACCTGGTGGAGGTTATGTCGGTAGTGCATTCACACAGACAAACCTCGACAAATTTATCCCAGAGTTGTGGACGACGGAAATTATCCGCGCCCGCAACAGTAAACTTGTAATGCTTGACCACGTGAAGCGGATGCCCGACAGTATGCTGGTCGGCGACATCGTGCACGTCCCTTCCGTTGGTCGTCTTGCCGTTAACCCGAAAATTGCTGAAACGCCCGTATCGCTTCAAAACGGTACGCCTGGCGAATTTACCTTTTCCCGTGACAGATACATCGAAAGTTCGTTCATGCTGGAAGACATTGCTGCCATCCAGTCGAACTACGATGCACGTTCCATTTACACGGAAGAAGCGGGTTTGGCACTGGCACGCGACATCGACGCTTGGATATTGTCACACCGAGTCGTCATCAAGGCGCTCGGTAACGTCGTCACAAACGCGGGTAACATGTCGCTTGGAAACATCCTCACGGCGAAGCTGATGCTTGAAAAAGCCGACGTGGATATCAGCGAAGCACGGCTTATCGTGTCACCCGCACAGTACACCAGTCTGCTGCAAATTGACCAGTTCATCAACGGCTTCTACACGAACGTCCAGCCCGTCGTGACAGGTCAGGTCGGTACCCTGTTTGGCATTCCCGTCGTCGTGACGAATGCCATCAAGAAGAACGCCACATCCGGCTTCAAAATTGGTGATGCTGATACGGCTGGTGCAACCCCTGGCGTAGCTTTCTGGAACACGAGTACATCGGCAGCCAACTTCAGTCGCTACTACCCCGACTCGACGAAGACGGCACCATGGACATCATCCCAAAAGGTTGGTGGTCAGCACACGTTAACGGCACCCACATCCAGTTCACCCGGTGACACGCTTGCAATTGGTTCTTACAGTGCCATCCTCTGTACGCCCGAATGGTTGGCGTTCTGGATGGGACAAGAACCCAAGGTCGAGTCGAGCCGCGAAGTGCTGTTCCAAGCCGATGCTGTCGTGTCGACCCAATACTATGGATGTAAGGTGTACCGCCCAGAATGTGCCGTAATTATCGAAACGGGTGAAGCTGGCTAATAACGACGACGATGGCTAACACCAACAGCACCAAAACATTATTGGAGGTTGCCAACGACGTTCTCCTGATGGCAGGGGAGCGTCCGACGGTATCCCTTAACGCCAACCCCGTGTCTCGTAAGGTGGCGTCATGCCTACGCGAAGCCCTCCTGGAAGTTGCCCTCCTCGATGACTGGTCGTTTCTGCGTTCACGCGTCAATGCCCTGGCGTGGACGTCAAACGTGGCAGACGTAGGCGACGTACAGCGTATCGTACGCGTTATCGACACCGATGGACGGACGATGCCATACGTGGACGTCAACGACATGGATATGGGTGTTGGCGGCAGTCGGTGCTGGACGGTGAACGGATACGGCTTGGTGCGCTTCAGCTTCGTACCATCCGACGACGAACGCCCGAATATTCGTTTTGACGTTATTCGGGCGTTACAGCCACCCAATGCCGACGGTGACACGTTCCCCGTACCCGACCGCTTCATGCCCCTCGTAACCAAACGTGCCCTCTATCTGTTTGTGTTACGACATCTCGACGACGCACCGATGGCAGCCCAATACAACAACGAGTTTGAACTGATGACCCAGATGATACGCAACCGCGAGCGATACGTCCCCCGCGGCAGCGTTAACATGTACAGGCGGCGGCGAACATCATGACGACAAGCATTCCCACGAACCGCGATACGTTTGAACGCAACCAGCCGCAGCAGGTTGGCGCGAACACCCCAAACGGTGGTATACAGGTTGCCCTGTTTGGCGGCTTAAATACCGTATCCAACCCCCTGGCGATACCCTACGAAGACAGTCCGCTTCTTGTTAATGCAAACGTAAACGTGTCGGGCTGTATCGAAAAGCGCCGGGGTTCTCGTGTCGTTCGCAGCGAAACGACGGCAGCACGTGGTATGACCACCATCCCCGTGACGACGGTGTTGGGATACAACTTCCTCGTCGTCAAAAATGGACGTGACCTCCAGGTGATGGAGCTGGTTGGTAATTCGTTGCTGCTTCGGATGACGAAGACGAACGTATGGTCATCCCTCGCCGAAAGCGTCAAAGCCACCTACGTCAGTACGAACGAACCCGAACAGCGGCTCATCCTCTGTACGGGCTTCAACGTTCCCATACAGCTTACGTTTACCGAACGGCGACTGCTGACGACAGGCGGCACGGCAACCGTCAGCATCCCCAACGCCGACACGCTGGCGACGGCATCGACAACCAACACCCTCGTCTATGTGGATGGTGTACTGACGAGCGTCTCGTCCTATTCGTACAACACGACGACAAAAACGCTGACGATAACGCTGGCGTCATCGATGGCATCTGGCAACCGCGTCGTAGACGTCGAGCTTATCACGTGGCAGTGGTGGGCAGAGGCACTGTTCTATTACGGCGACCGCTTCTTTGATACGGCAACGCGCTTTAACGAAAAACCGGGTGACAGACACGTCCCCATTCCCGAAAACCTACGGGACGGCATCGAACCGACACCCGTTTATCCCAACCTCTTTCCGATAAACGTTTTACGATACGAACGTCCAAATTACGTCTATTACACATCCAATGCGTCACGGGCACCCCTTGGCGCATTTCAATACGCTTTTTCCGATGGCACCGTACCGCCTCCCCTATCCGTATCGTTTCGCGGTATGGTCAACAACGGGCAGACGACGTTTACGTTTACGACGCCTGCCGAAAACAGCCTCGACTGGCAATACGCTAACACGTCCAACACGTTCGTTACGTTCAACAGCACCATTCAAACGATATCGTCGATATCGTGGGCAAACAACACCCTAACCGTAACGCTTGCCAGTGGCGTCACGTCTTCCGGCAAACCCGACATCGTACAGGTGCTGCTTAACGTTACGCCCATCGTTCCTGCACCGTTCTTCGTTACGTTTGGCACCATCATGCCGCCACCGCCCAGCGCCCAGCAGATAACGCTGTACATGTCACGTCTGCGACCGCTGCCCTTTAACGGTGGAAACGGCATTACGGGCAACGACCTCCACGTGCGTCGTGATAACGTCGTTCAGTCACAGTACACGGGTGGTTCATCTCCCAGCAACTACGGCGACTATCAGCTTTACGACCTCACCAGCAGCATCTCACCGTTGACATCCACGTCGGCATTGGCTCGCTTTATCGACTTTACGGGCAACGCCGAAATTGGTGTACCTGCCAACGCCCGCATCCGCATCGTCAACAAAGCCGTTCCGACATCCTACGTCGGTTCGTCTGCCACGTCCAGCAACGCTGCCCGAACTGATGGCTCGTGGGTACCCTGTTATGGTTTGTCGTCGTTTGCCAACTATGCGACGGGTTCGTTCCCGCGTAACGTTGCGCTTTACCAGGGACGCCTCGTGTTCTCTGGCTTTCCCCAAAACCCCCTAGCCGTTGCCTTTAGCTCCGTCGACGACAATACGGTACCCGGCGAATACTATGCATCGTTTCAAATTGATGCGATGACGACCAAAGCCAGCGACCCCCTCGACGTGCGTATCCCAAGCTCATCGGACGACATCGTAACAGGGCTTGCCGAACACCAGGGCTATTTGTTTGTGTTCACCCGTAAAGGGCTATATCGCATCGGTGCATCAGGTCGTAACAACATCACCGCCGACAACGCCGTCGTAAGCTCCATCGCATCCAAAGGTACACCCAACCCCTTCTGCCTCGTCAAAGCCCAAGACAGCCTCGTCTTCCTCAGCGATGATGGGGTGTACATCGTAACGAACGACACGACATCTCAGGACGTATCGGAATACAAGCTGGACGAACTGAGCACAAAGGTACGCAACCTGTTTACCGGGTCAACGCTGAACCCCAACCGCACCAACCTGGCATGGATAGCCTACGACGGAACGACCGACGCCAAAGCCCTTTACGTTGCCCAGCCCGCCACCACCGATGTGGGTGTCAGCACCGCCATCCTCCGCTTCGACACGTTCCGACAGGCATGGTCAGTGGTCGATACGCCCGGACGGTTCAACACGTTAACGGCAACGACGTGTCTCGATACATCAACGAACAAGAATGCATTTATCCT